AATCCCATCAGGAGTGATTATGAAAATTCTTGCGCTTTATCATTAGGAGTCCGATCATTCGTAATTGATTCTTATTCAGAGCTTTTTAAATTAGCAGAGGCTTGTGATGATACTGGAATATCAACCAGGGAGGTCGAAGCCACTATTCGTTTCTACGTATACGTTCCGGACGCCGCTGGGTACGATTTCAGTACTAAATTTGGAGCGAATGCTGATAAGTCTATTTCGCTTCTAAAGAGTGCTGCAGATCTTGGTTTCCAGCTTGCAATTACGTCGCATCCTGGGTCCCAATGTAAACGAGCAGAAACATTTGCGATATATATGAAAACTGCAAGAGATATTGTTGTCTCTTCCGGTCTCGTATATGATGTCAAGAGAATGAATGTTGGTGGTGGGTTTCCTATTGGATTTCCGTTACAAGAAGTTGATACGTTCGATCAGTATATGTCAAAGATCGAAGGCACTACAGCAGAACTATCAAAGAGCGGATGGACGCCTGATTTGATATGCGAGCCAGGGAGAGGTATGGTAGCATCATGTGTTAGTTTGATCACACAAGTCAAGGCTATCAAGGAAGACGGTAGAATCTATATTAATGATGGCAAGTATGGAGCTTTTGAAGAGTGTCGAACCCTCAAGTTAATCCCTAAATTCGAAGTCGTTGATCATGAAGGTAATCCAAAAACCTCAACAAACACTCGGCCTAGATCAATATTCGGACCGACATGTGATTCGGATGATGTGATGCCGTATGAATTAGACATGCCATTGGGTTTAATGCCAGGCGATCATATCGTTTTCTATAACATGGGTTCTTATGGCTCAGCAACAACAACAGATTTTAACGGTTACTGCAGTAGAAACTACATAACAATTGAGGATTATTAAAAATGAAAATCGAAAATGGACCATTTAAAGACGCATTAGATAGTGACAACGTCGGCGTCATTCTAAGGGAGATTATTACATATCGTAAAAAGGGCGATATGCTAGTACGGGAAGTTGTGACTCGGAATTACCGTGTAGGTGGTGATTACCACGATACAACTACCATGACCCCAATAACTTATAATCTCATGACAGGAGTAGTATAATAATGCAATTAGATCTAACGCCAGACGAAACAGTTATTTACGATCAGAATTTATTTGTTCTTGAGATCGAGAGAATTAATAATGAGACAGGTGTAGGGTACATCGATTCAGTAGTGCATTGGTGTGAGAAAAACAATCTAGATATTGAGACTGCTGCTTACTGGGTGAAAAGGAACCCAACTATCAAATCTAAGATCCAGGCCGAGGCTGAAGATATTAATGTTCTCAAAAGAGGGGCACAATTACCAATATGACCGGATTCGAATCCTATCAAATATACTTAGCTATGAAAAATCACTTCACTAAAGACGGATATGATTTCTTCAAGTATAACGGTAAAGTTAGGGTTAAAGAATCTTCGTTCATTAAGAGGAATGATAAGTTGTTTTTTGAGAAATTAGCCAAGCACGATGATCCATATGGATTGCTTGTGTCTAATCTCTCCCAAAACCCTAAACTATGGATAAGAGACATTTCTTATAGTGATGCTGCTAATGAAACGTATATCAAGTGGTTGAAGATCCAACAATCAATGAAGTACACAGTAAAACAAGACTTAGCTAAACTACATCAAAGTTTTGATGATAATTTTATTATCAAAGCCAACGAACACCCAATACTGCTGAGAGCGTATCTGGGTGGTGAAATAACTCTAGAAACTATATGTTTACTTCTAGAGTTATCCAAAGCTTCTAAACATTGGAATTCCAAATTACAGTATGATTTGATCTATGAGGAATTAAAAATGAAGTTTCGGAAATACACGCCATTTATTAAAACTGACCGTGTAGAAATTAAAAAAATAATTGTAGATTATTACAATTAACACTTGACTTTAATACGAAAACAGGGTATAAATACTTATCAGTTCGCAAAGGGCTGGTAAACTTGTAATATAACGCAAATACAACGCAAATACGGAGAATATATATATGTTAGATTTTTCTACACTCAAAGCCAACTCTGGCAAAAAAACACTCGATCAACTTACTTCAAAGTTAGCTTCCGTTTCTGGTGGTGAATCCAAATCAGGTGATGAGAACTTCTGGAAACCAACAGTAGACAAAGCAGGAAACGGTTACGCTGTAATTCGTTTTCTACCAGCGCCTGTTAATGAGGATGTTCCATTCGTTCGAGTCTTTGATCATGGTTTCCAAGGTCCAGGTGGTTGGTATATCGAGAAGTCTTTGACCACTCTAGGCCAAGACGATCCTGTTTCACAATATAATAGTAAACTGTGGAACAGCGGTATTGAATCGGATAAGGATATCGCCCGTAAACAAAAGCGTCGTCTACAATTCTACTCAAACATCTATGTTGTGCAAGATCCTGGTAATCCTGCTAATGAAGGTAAAGTCTTTCTATATCGTTATGGTAAAAAGATCTTTGATAAATTGAACGAAGCTATGAATCCTCAGTTCGAAGACGAACAAGCTATCAACCCATTTGATTTTTGGGCTGGCGCTAACTTCAAACTCAAGATTCGACAGGTCGAGGGATATCGTAACTACGATAAATCCGAATTTGATTCTGCATCTCCTTTACTTGAAGATGATTCAGAACTTGAAGCTGTTTGGAAAAAAGAACACTCACTAGCTGAGATCATTGATCCTAATAACTTCAAGAGCTATGCTGAACTGAAGACCAAACTAGCTCGAGTTCTTGGTGAGGGTGCAGAACCACACGCCGCACCACAGCCAGTAGCTAGTGCTCCTGTATCCCCTGCTGCAGTATCAGCGGAGTCACTCCCTTGGAATGACACCCCTCAACAAGTAGCGGAGGCGACGCCTATGGCTTCAGCTTCTTCATACCAACAATCTAATGACGATGAAGATGACGAATCATTGGCTTTCTTTAAGAATCTAGCTAACGACTAAACTATGGGAGAGAGTCTAGACTCTCTCCTTTTTTATATACATAAAGGAAATAATATGAAAAAAACAACTATTAATAAAATCTTACTGGTTACGGCTGTATGCTTTATAGTTTTCGTCGCCTTATTCAATTACAACAAAACTGAAACTGTACCTGAAACTACCGTTGAAGAACGCAGTGTAGTAGTCGGCGAATAGATAAACATTCGAATAAATGGCGTTTGTGAGCGATGGGGTAAAGCCATCAAGCAAACAAAAGGATTATAAAAATGGAAGCACTGACTTTATGGAGCGCTATTGGGTTCCTCCTGGCAGCATATGCTGTTATTGCTAATGATTCAGTACAGACTTTGGGTACATGGATCGCGAGTAACAATGAAAAGTTTAACTGGAAAATTATGTGGGCTGCTGCTTCAGCAGTCTTATTGTGGGCGTTGTGGTATGGATATATCATGCATGGCGATATAACTTATGGTCGTCTGAACAAGATACCATTCGAAGGTGTTCATTGGTATCACGCAATGGCGCCATTGGTGTTGTTACTATTAACAAGAATCGGTGTGCCTGTATCCACAAGCTTCTTAGTTCTGAGCGCATTCGCCACTACATTTGTCCTTGAGCAAATGCTTATCAAATCTATGATGGGGTATGTAGTGGCTGCAACAGCCGCCTACTCTATCTGGTATGTTATAAGTCGTTGTATGGATGAAGCAAAACCAGTCAAAGAAGACCATAAGACTTATTGGAGAGTAGCCCAATGGGTGACAACAGGTTTCTTATGGTGGACTTGGTTAAGCCATGACATGGCGAATATTGCCGTGTTCCTACCACGCGAAATGACTATAGATTTAATGTTAATGATCAGTGTGGTTTTTGTCGGCGGGCTTTGGTTCATGTTCCGTGAAGGTGGTGGTAAGATCCAAAAGATCGTATTGGAAAAGCATAATACTCGTTATGTCCGAAGCGCGACTATTATTGATCTAGTGTATCTTGTTATCTTATACTTCTTCAAAGAACTTAATGACATCCCAATGTCGACCACGTGGGTGTTTGTCGGTATGTTGGCTGGGCGCGAGTTTGCTATTGCATCCTTTATTGGTAAGGAAAAAACACGTAGTGTCTTTCCATTCCTAGCGAAAGACTTTGGTAAGATGATGATCGGGTTATGCGCTTCGCTGGCTATTGTCTTGCTTATTCATTATGTTATCGTGCCAAACGGGCTGTAATACATCCTCGGGCTTGGTTTAAAAAAAGGGAGCTATTGGCTCCCTTTTTGCCATTAGCCCACCATGGTCGCTGGTTCTTCTGGTGAAAATGCTGGTTTAGTAGAAGTTTTGCCTGGGAGCACTATATTTGGCGCTGTTGCGCTGGCCAAGATTTGACCGGCATTTTTGATATTATTTGTAGCTAAATTAACCGTCTCATGCAATCCAAGTACAGCGCCGTTGTCAGGCGTTTCATCCGGCAATTCTTTATCGATATCTAATAATATTTGTTCGCCAGATGCAACATTTTCAATCGCACCTCCTAATATAAGCCCAGGATTTATTGATTCTGGGCTTGTGGTGGTGTCTTCTGGTGTAGACCCAGCTTTCTTCCTTTCTTCGCGAATCCTAAGAACCTTTTCTCTACCCGATTTAGTGAATTTAATA